GGAGCCGAGTGTGTTTACTTATGGTAACGTAGCATTACGGCAATGCACCACCTTCATACGGTGTCAGAAGTGAGTTCGATCCTCACCGTTACTACCAATTTCGCCCTATTAGTATAATGGCATTACACCTGTTTTGTAATCAGGTTACGGCAGTTCGATTCTGTCATGGGGCACCAATTTTAGGATTCTTTCAGCAAATTAAAAATTTCACTGTTAATGAAAAAAAGCGAATCCTGTTTTATTTCCTCTTGTAGTTAAATGGTATAACAGTCGGCTGATAACCGGCCATTACAAGTTCGATTCTTGTCGAGAGGACCAATTTCTATTCCGTGAAATCCAAGCATGGTGCAAGGACCTGACTGTTAATCAGTGATTAGGTGAGTTCGATCCTCACACACGGAGCCAAACAATTTGGGGGCAGTAGTGGGCTACGGCGTTGCCTTGCAAGCATCGTGACTAGAAGGGTTCGATTCCCTCGGCCTCCACCAAATTTTGTATCTCTAATGTAATGGCAGCATGACAGTCTCCAAAACTGTTCGTCGGGGTTCGAGTCCCTGGAGGTACGCCAAGTTTTATCTCGCATTCGGTTAGCGGCTATGCCACCTCGTTTGGGGCGAGGAGTTCGAAGGTTCGAGTCCTTCATGCGAGACCAGTTTTAGGATCAGTTCAGCAAACTTAATAAACTTTCTTTTATCCAGAAACTAAAAAGTTGATCCTGTTTTATTTTGTTGGGGCATTGTGTAATGGTAGCACAACAGACTTTGACTCTGTTAGTCTAGGTTCGATCCCTAGTGCCCCTGCCAGTTTTAGGATAGTTACAGCAAACTTCAAGCTAACTTATGGTTGTCTAGCGACAAAAGCTATCCTGTTTATTACATCGCGGTGGACTTCTGGGTTAGGTCATCAGGCTTTCATCCTGACTAGGCGGGTTCGATTCCCGTCCGCGATACCAAATTCTACATTAAATATATGTATGAATAAATTTTATCATAAACTCGACTTTGATGTTTCGAAAGATTCTCGAGAATGGATCATAAAGAGATATGAAACAAAATTTAAAGATCGTTTTTATCACCACGACGACACCGCTCAGCTGTATTCATCAGAATTACAAAAAGAGTGGCAAGACAGTTTAGTGGGTCAAGAGATTTCAGAATTTTTATTAAAGTACGGTTGTGATAAATCGACGTACAGCATAACTACTTTTTTGTGTAATACATCGGAATTTTTTCCTGGAAATCCGCACGTTGATTTTAAATTTGACAAACAGTTAGTTCAGAGTCCTATTAAAACTAGGCTCAATGTAATGATACTGGGAAACCCAGAAGACGAAATGGTATGGTGGGATCATGTCCCATATGATAGTCCATCGTTGATTGACGTAGAGTTTACAGACGGTGGAACAGGTTTGACTGTTAATTATCCTACTGTACCCGGAGATACAAAAGAGGACAGACTAAATTTTTTAGGAAATCCTACGTATGTTGCCAAGGGCACTCTAACACCTAGCGCATTTGTAAAAACAGATTGCGTTCATACTGTTAATCTAAGTCCTAGACCTAGAATAATTCTAACCGTTGCGTTAGATAAAACGATAGAAGAATTGCTAGAAATTTAATTTTTGAATATCAAAACTTTGTTCAATTCTAAGTAGTATCACTATCCTAGGGAAACTATTAGACGTTTCAAAGGCATGCGGAACCTTAGTATTAATGACCGCAGGTTCATTAGTCTCAAATCTTCCAATAAGATCGCAGTCGTTTCTATTGTATGATAGATACGAAACATCACCGATTGTTTGATGTTCAGGGTCTTTGTTAGGTGAAAAGAAATTTAAAAAAGTTTTTTCAAATCCAGCAAGTGGAATGTTTAGACTATAGATAAAATTTCCAGTATCTTTATGAATGTTTGACGAGCCTTGAAGGCTTACATTGATAACAGAATAACAAATATGATCATATATTCCGTACGATTGAAGCTGTTCTTTGAGTGCCGGAATCTCAGTAAATTCTTTAGCTTCAAGATATTGAAACAAAGGTTCATTACCGTTTGTATGTTTAGACATTACCTTAAACATCTCCGTCTTAATAGTTCCTAAATTATTAAGTCTGATCGGTTTATAAAGATCTTGATTCATGTTGATATTTACATAACAAAAATTTACCGCTATAGTATAATGGATAATACACTACGCTACGAACGTGGGGATGGAGGTTCGATTCCTTCTGGCGGTGCCAATTAGACTATTTAGGTGTGGCCATGTTGTAATGGTAGCAACCTAGACTGTGACTCTGGTAGTACGGGTTCGAATCCCGTTGGCCACCCCTAAATAGTTTATAAGTACAATATCGAAGCTTGGCAGAGTCCGGTTTATTGCAGCAGTCTTGAAAACTGCCGGCTCCGAGAGGGGCCCGTGAGTTCGAATCTCACAGCTTCGGCCAATTTATAGTGACGTGGGTGAGCGGTTTAAACCACCTTCCTGCTAAGAAGACGATTCGGCATAAACCGGGTCCGAGGGTTCGAATCCCTCCGTCACTGCCAAATTACTAGTAAATATATCCATGACAATATTTTATCACAAATTAGACTTCGATCTTTCACAAGGGGCCAAGCAATGGGTGATAGATCGATATCGAGAAAAATTTAAAACAACATTTTATCACGATTGTGATACAAGCCAGATAGCAGACGATAGATTACAGCAAGACTGGCAACAAGGACCAGTGGGACGAGAGCTACTTCCGTTTTTAGCTACCTATGGGCTGGATGCGTCATACTATGGTATAACAACCTTTATTAGTAATACAGCAGAACCTTACCCAGGTAATCCGCATATTGATTTTAAATTTAACCGAGAGATGATTCAAAGTCCGATTAAATCTAGAATCAACATTATGATCTTGGGAAATCTCCAAGACGAAATGGTATGGTGGGATTGGTTGGGCTGTGATGATTTGAGATTACGTGAGGCTGAATATACTTCGGATATAACAGGGCAAACGTTTACCTGTAGGAATGTACCAGGTGACAGTAAGCCAGAAAGATTAAAGTTCGTAGGAGAACCTACACAACGGGCCGGGAGCATACTAGCGCCAAGTGCCTTTGTAAAGACCGACTGTGCTCACACAGCAAATTTAAGTACAGGACCGAGGTTATTGGTCACTGTCGCTTTTGGAAAAACAATTGAAGAAATTTTATCATTCAACACCGTTTAAGTTTTCTGATCAGGCCGAGGCTTGGGTATTAAACAGATATACGGACAAGTTTAAAGAACCACTTGGACATAACACTGACTTAACACAGTACCTGCCTCAAGCACAACAAGAATGGGTCAACAGCATTGTAGCAGTTGAGCTGAAAGAGTTCCTCAAACAATATGACTGTGGTATTGACTATTTTGGCATCAATGCATTTGTCTGTAATCTAGGAAATCCAGATCCGCATATTGATACCAAAGGAGATCTAGAAGGTAATGTATACAGAATTAAATCTAGATTCAATGTAATGATACTGGGAAACCCTAACGATTCATTAACATGGTGGGGACACTTTGACTACGATCATAAAGATATAGTTGAAACTAAATTCCTAGCACCGAATGGCCGAGAGTACACTAACAAAAGTATTCCCGGTAATAGTACACAAGAGCGTTGGGATTATCTAGGAGAGCCTAGCCTAGTTGCTCGTAATGTATATACTCCAAGCGCCTTTGTAAAAACTGATTGTGCCCACACAGTAGATTTTACACCAGGACCTCGACTGGTAGTTACAGTAGCACTAGACAAGTCGATAGAAGAGTTATTAGATAATGCTGGGATCAGTCAGTCCTAATCTACTGAATCCCCAGGCTCTTTCGTTACATCCGTTACAGTTATTATTACATCGTCCAATTTCTTCAGTTGAACAACTGTGTGTTAGATAAAACAATGCTTGTTGATCTAGTTTTGCTATAAGATCAATTATGTGACATTTCTCGAGATGTTCAAGAGGCAACTTTACAACATCGTAATTTGCTTTTGGTGCCGGAAGTTCTCCAATTTTATGTTCGGGTAATTGAGAAATAACTCCTCCGTAGATATAATCACAACCTTGATGCATGGCAGATTCGGCGCCCGATGCTACCTGTAGGTGGCCAGGTAAACTGGGATCACCTACAACAACGGGTTCTCTATAAGGAGTTTTAAATTCGGCATGTACGTGAGCAATGACTGGCCTGACGAAGAACTTAGATCCTTCTGTCCTGGCAACTGTAAAAGGTACGATCGAATGTATATGGTTGCGTTCACCGTTGGCTAACATTAGTAGAAAGTATAAGATAGCACTATCTAAACCTCCGCTCATGAACACTCCAATTTTTTTAGGATAAATTGGTAAATCAATTTCAACAACACGTTGGTCGTCAGCTGGTCCACAGGTTATTTTCATAAAGATATTTAGTACCTATATAACTCAATAAATATCTTCATGAAAACAGCAAGTCTGGGCACAGTAAAATTTTCAAACTTTGAACAAGTAGATCTTCCTTACGTTGGAAGAGAATACAAAACATTTATTTGGACATTCGATTTCAATACAACAGTTGATGTAGAGTTCACAGATGACATGTTTGCCAAATCAGATCAAAGTGAATTTTTTAATTTGCCTGCTAACAGACAATTTTATGTCAACGGATCTAGCATTAAACTAGATCAAATGATCAAAGACAACAACAGTTTATTGGCCATAATACTTCCGAACGTTTTAAGGTCCCAGGATAAAATTTTCCATGATAGATGGGTAACCAACGCAGAAGACATAAAAAAATGTAGTAATTTTTACACCAGGATTGTTAAAGATGATCACGGACTGGACATGGGACCGCATCTAGATAATAGTTTTGTAATCGGTAACATAATACTAAATCTAATTGACAACAAAGTAGGGACTGAATTTTATTCACATGGTACTGATAAAACATTTATCGCACCTAAAGAAAAGAACAAGGGAATATTTTTCTTGAATACACCCGGATCACTACATTCTATCAAGAACGATTCGAATCAAACAAGATATACACTGAACACCTATTGGAATCTTAACGTACAAATAATATGAATATAGTAGTAATAGGCGGCGGTCAGCCCGGAAAATTTGGTAATGACTTTGCTAATCAAGCTAAAGAAGAAGGACATAATGTTTTAATATTGTCCCATAGAGACTACGGAACGAACGATCCCACTCATGCTTGGGCAGATTTTAGTGAACGACAATCTGTAGTTGATGCTTTTAGATCCTTAACTGCTGATCTCGATTACATAGACATCTTTCTTTATAATACTGCTTATGCTAGTTACCCAAGTGATCCAAGTCTTTTTAAATCTACAGCAAGTGTAAGTACTGTTGGCTGGATCAGTAATTTATATGTCAACGTATTATTGCCGCATGTTCTTTCTGTCGAGGCACTGAAAAAGATGAGAAGAGGCAGCAAACTGGTATTCATGACCACTAGGATGGCTCTTCAATTTAACAGGACAGAGTATACGGACATGGCGGGATACGCAGGAACTAAAGCGACACAGACACATTTAATGTTAGCACTGGCTTATCACAACGATAGAGGTGCTATAGCAACATCGATATCTCCACATTTTCCGTATGACAATAAAGAAGAATACAGAAAAACTTTTAAAAAAACATACGAATACATTTTGACATTTAATCAAAATGCCATAGTCAAAATCATTTAAGCACGATCAATCGTGCTACAGTTTTAGGATACATACAGCAAACAACAATTCGTCTTGAAAACGAAAGGTAGTTGGTTCGAATCCAACATTAGGCTCCAAGCCTGATTAGCTCATTTGGTAGAGCATTTAAAAAGTGTATCCTGTTTTATTATACCCCCGTCGTTCAATGGAGAGGACATGAGTCTTCTAAACTCAGAATGGTGGTTCGATTCCTCCCGGGGGTGCCAATTTTTGAGATAGACGTTAGTATTGAGTCCCTTGTTCGCTAGTGCCCTATTCTTGAGCATGACACACCAGTAGCAGTACAAGGTAGTTTAAACTCTGCTATTCGAGACAAGCCAGTGAGTCCTTGAGAAAGATAGTTGGTCTCTCAAAAACCTATAGTTCCTTATTTCAGAGGTAGAATATCACATTGACATTGTGAAGGTCACTGGTTCGATCCCAGTAGGAACTACCAAATACAATGCCTTCGTACGCTAATTGGTAGTGCGGCTTGCCTTAGAAGCAGGTGGTTGGGGGTTCGAATCCGCCTGAAGGTACCAAAAATTTATATGCCCCGTTACGCTAATTGGTAGTGCGGATTCTCTCAAAAGGAGTTGGCTGTCTGTTCGAATCAGACACGGGGTACCAAGTTACGGTTGGCATTGTAGAGCCTGGCTCTGCGGGTTGACCACCAATCAATGGAAGATAGAAGTGATGGTCACTAAGCAACTTGGAAAGTTGTTCCACTGCTCGCGCGGTGACAGTTCGATTCTGTTATCTTCCTCCAAACTATTCTGCAGAAAATTTAATAAAGTCATTGACATATCCTTAAATAGACTGTATAATATACACATACTAAGAAATTAGTTACAACGTTCATTAAAAATTAAGTCTGTATTTGCCCCGGTGGTGTAATGGTAGCCACGCTGGTCTTAGAAGCCAGTGCCGAAAGGCGTGTCGGTTCGAGTCCGACCTGGGGCACCATTAATTGATAGCACTCAGTAGGTACCGTGTATGGACGCATACACTAGGCGGGCTAGTCGGGCCATCGACTAGTCCTGAGATAACTAGAGCAATGGCTAAGGAGGGTTGCAACCCACTCCAAAATTTGCTCAACCTGTAAGGTTGTGAGTACTATCAATTAATGGTTATATAAAAACTTTCTGTAGTAGCTACAGTGGAACACCGAGAAACTTGCCAATGTCGACCAAAGCAAGGACCGGCCATGAAGAGAAGGGCTACCGTGGATTCAAGCGCCGCAGAGAGTTCCTATATAATTACGCCCGAGTGGAGAAATGGTATACTCAGGAGACTTAAAATCTCCCGTCGAAAGGCATGCCGGTTCGAGTCCGGCCTCGGGTACCAAGGTTATTCCGCAGTAGCTCAGTCGGTAGAGTAGAAGACTGTTAATCTTTTGGTCCGTGGTTCGAGCCCACGCTGTGGAGCCAGTTTTTATTGCCAGCGAGACTTGACAGTCAGAGAGGTTTTATAAACCTTTTAGCGCCAGATTAGCGTTCTTGAGAGGGTTTGATTCCCTCCGCTGGTACCAGAAACCCGTCTTACTCTTTTCTACGTTAACGAAAGAGCGTCCCTGAAACGATAGAACAGGGGGTACACTAGGACCTGACCTCACAGTCCCCATTTAAGGGATACTGGAAACTGCCTAGGGTTTGGTATAACGCCTTTCCCAGAAGAACAAATGTTATGGACAGAGTAACCGCTCAGTCTAGGGCCTATGTGGTGTAGGTGGCTAGACACTTTATTGAAGCGCATTGCCGAAGTTGGTTCGGTTAGACAGGGAGATCCAATTGCCCATGTCGTTAGTGTGTTTCAATAAAGTACATTTAACTCAAATATAATTTGAGTATAGGGCAGGCCACCATCTAGGAAAACGGCATAGGTGTTCTTTAATCTATTAAATAGTTACGCGGGTAGGGTGGTCACCACGCCGGTCTCATAAGCCAGGCGCATCGGCAGTTCGAATCTGTCACCCGCATCCAATTTGCCTGGTTAGCTCAGGGGTAGAGCGTCTCCTTTACACGGAGAGGGCCCGCGGTTCGAGACCGTGACCAGGTACCAATTTTATGATCGATTACATTACAACATTTTTAGCATTGTTTTTTACAGATGTCTTTTATACTTACTACCTTCGTTCAATACAAAACAACGAAACAGTTAGTGCCAGCATCTGGGCAGTTGTAACATTTTTTATTGCGAGCATAGCAGTAATAAATTATACCAATGATCATATGATGCTTATTCCGGCTTGTTTGGGTGCGTTTTGTGGCACCTATGTTGGAATGAAAATTAGGCGTAAATAATTACAGGCCCGTAAGGGGAAATGCGGAGTTGAAACATACTCGGTAGTCGAAAGACGAAGCAGGTTCAAGTCCTGCCCAAATTTATTCGGAGTGTGGCGCAGTCTGGTTGAGAAAATCTCGTTTTTGTATCGCTGTGATAAATAGTTATATGAAAAATAGAATAACAACACCTGGGCTGTTAGCAATGAATCGTAAGATAGGTTGCGTACATTGTGCTAAAGAAACTACTGTAGGTAATATAAAGAAGCATGAAACATCGTGTTTTTTGAATCCTACTAATGTAGTTGAGTGCGCGGTTTGTAGTAAGCCAATTAAGAACTATAAAGAATCAAAAGGTACTTGTAGTCGTAGTTGTGCTAACAAGCATTTTAGAAGTGGTGAAGGAAACGGTAATTGGAAAGGTGAAAACTATCAGTCCATTTGCTTTCTTCATCATGAAAAGAAGTGTGTAGTATGTGGAGAGGATAAAATTGTAGCAGTTCATCATTACGATCATAACCATGAAAATAATGATCCTAACAATTTAGTTCCGCTTTGCCCTACACATCATAGTTATGTACATAGTCGTTATGTTGTTGAGGTACAACCCGCAATAGACGAGTATGTTAGAGTTAGACTCGGGTTCGCCTAATCTGGTTATGGCACCTCGTTTGGGACGAGGAACAATGAGAGTTCAAATCCCTCACCCGAGACCAATTTGGAATATAAGGTTCGAATCCTTGTACTCCGACCAATTATCGCGGGGTTCGTATAGTGGTAATACCTTAGCCTTCCAAGCTAAAGCGAGGAGTTCGATTCTCCTACCCCGCTCCAATTTTAGGTTGCGTTCAGCAAACTTTATACATTGAACTTTTAATTCAAACCGTAAAAAAGCAACCTGTTATTTTCGGGGGTGTAGCTCATTTGGGAGAGCGCCTGCTTTGCAAGCAGGATGTAGCAAGTTCGATCCTTGTCACCTCCACCAGTTTATTTTTACTAAAGGAAATGTATGGCACGTATAACTTCAGAACTGGCAGTAGCACAGGTCGGCAATCGATTTGATCTGGTACTAATTGCTTCAATTAGATCGAGGGAATTAAAGAGGGGCCACATGCCTTTGGTTAGTTCCACTAATGGTCCAAACATTACAGCACTTCGAGAAATTGAAGCAGGTAAAATTGGTCGAGAATATCTCGAAAAACTTCGAAAGAAAAAACCTAATCAGTCTGAATAAAACCAGAGACTGATAAATATAATATACAGACTTAATTCTTATGCTATCATTCATCAGAGACATCACTAATCCAATACTTGAATACATCAAGGACGATCCAGTACGTCCCGAGATTTCAAAAGAATTCCGCGTAGGCGGCAAAAACAAGTTTGTCAGTGCCCTAGTTGAAGATATTCCTAGGGCCATTGTATGTGTTAGTCTACATGATTTTATTCCAGCAGAAGTAGCAGATCTAGCACAGGAGACTGAAAATCCTACTACAGCGATATTCTATACCATCTGGAGTTATGCTCCGGGCGCAGGTAGAGAATTGCTTATGGAAACAGTTGCTCAAATACAAAAAGATTATCCTAGTGTAGAACGTTTTGTAACTCTAAGTCCTAAGACTGAAATGGCCAAGAAGTTTCACTTGAAAAACGGTGCTGGAGTTTTTAGAGAAAATTCAGACACTGTAAACTACGAATATAAGCGGGTATGATGTAAAGGTAGCCTGTGACCTTGCCAAGGTTAGTGTGAGAGTTCGATTCTCTCTACCCGCTCCATATAAATACTAGAAACACTCAAGGAGCAATAAAATGGCAATGACACTACAGGTTTTTACTATGCAAGGCCCTACTACCATCACCGGGTCTACTACGCTATCTGCTGGTACTAACTATGTTTCTATTGGTCCAATTACCATTAACAGCGGCGTTACAGTAACAGTCCAAGGGGATTGGAGTATTGTCTAAATGAGCACACTAGCCGTAAACGAACTACGGGGAACTCCGGAAAATAATTGGGCTATCGCGATGCCGCAAGGCACCTATATAACCAGTCCCGGACAGGTTATACAAACCGTATGGCGCAGATTTGACTTTCCCACTACCTATTCTAGCCTTCCTATTTCAGGTAATCCGCTTGTATTCGAAGGATTAAACCTGAGGATAGCTAAAAAATTCAGTAATAGCATTTGTTACATACAGTGGTGGCTTTTTTACGAATGTCATCACAATGTGACATTTAAAGCACTGCGCGATAATACTGTTATAGGCTTTAATACCGAAGTCGGTAATACTCGATATTCCGGAATCGGTACTGCTGAATACGAGCATAGCTTTGACAACAACTCTACTCCCTCTGTGATGCATTTGGCCTATTGGGATCAAGTAAATACGGCAGCAGACATATTTTATCAACTAGGTGCCACGGGATCAGGCGGCGGTGTTTACAACATAGCATTTAACGTAACTACCAACATGGCTGCAACGGATAACTATGAAAGAGGCGTTAGTTGGGCTATGGTACAAGAAATAATGCCCGGATAACGAGAATATGGCCAGCTTAACAGTAAACAAACTACAACCGCAGTCGGGAACAGCTATCAGCTTTCCTAATAGACTGCTACAGTCCGGGCGTGTTGCACAGACAATATACGTAAGAACAGACACTCGACCTACGTATACGGCTCAGCCAAGCGGTAACGGAACTGAGATCACACAGTTGAGAGCGACTATTGTTCCGACTAGTTCAGACTCTTGGATATGGATACGTTATACCATACATTACGAAATGCATCACGATTGTGGGTTTGGCATCATGGAGAATAGTAACTTGATTGGCTACAATACCTATAGGGGCAACGTCCGCTGGTCAAACATACTGACTCCACTATACGATAACGACTACGGATCTACTCCACAAAACAGCACCATCAATTGGTTCGTTAAAGCCAACTCCACAGCTAGTCGTTACTACAGTCCCTGTGTGCGTAGCTCAAGCGGCGGAACCTATACCTTCGCAATGAATCGACCCGTTGGTAGTGCAGGCCAAGACGATCACGAAAATGGTGTCAGCTTTGGTTGGGTACGAGAAATATACGCCAATTTTGATATAGCACCTTCACCATGAGCATACTAGCAGTCAATACCATACAACCTCAATCTGGTTCATTTGTCTATTGTATTAATCCCAGTACACTATATTCTCCGGGATCTGTAGTACAGGTCACACATAGCACGGTCATGGAACGTTTTTATCTTAGTGTGCCAAACAACGATGGTGGTATGAGAAATGATTTTTCAGGATTAGGGCAACCTTGGGGCGGATGTATCATTAGACCTCTAGACATTGCTATTAAACCTCACAGTATAAAAAGTGCCATCCACATAGAATTTAACATGTTCTACGAAGCACATCAGGACATTGTTTTTACTGTCTTACGAGACGACGCACTAATCGGTGCCAGCTACAGTGGATGGGGCACAACTTTAAACGCTCAAAACTCCGGTGGCCGATGGATTGGTGCCGGTGTTAGCCGTTACGATAACAACAACGACAGCACACCCAGCTACATACAGTTAAACTGGATCGATAGTCCCGGTTCAACAGATTGGCACAACTATAGCATTGCTGCAAAAAGTGCGGGCGGTAGTAACTTTACCATGACAGTAAATACCACTATCAGTAACTATCAAAACGGTGCTGACGCCTACGAAACAGGTGTGAGTTTCAGCATTGCCCAGGAAATCGCAAGAGCATCATTCTAACTAAGACAGAAAAACCTCTGCTAAATAGCTATAGATAAAGAGGAAATCATGTCAGATTCAAACGAATATCTTAACAATGACGGACCACCGTCGGCACCAGTAACACCAAAACGTGTCCTGCCAATACCGCAGGCACTCCAGTCCCTATATCCCGGAACACGTTGGACCTTACAGGGGTTAGATTACGATGGGCTAGATTGGCAAGATTCAACAATACCCAAGCCCAGTAAAGAAGTAGTTGAAGCCAAAGCTGAAGAAATACTAGCAGGTGCTCCTCTGCGTGAACTTAGAAGACAACGTGACAATCGCATGAAAGAAACAGACTGGGTCACCCTAAGGGCATTTAGAACTGGCGAACCCATAAGCCAAGAGTGGCAAGATTACATGCAGGCCCTGGCAGACATAACTGACACAGCGACTCCTTCATTTAGTAACGGCCAATTAGTTGGAGTAGAATGGCCAACAAGACCAGATGGAAAAGCGGCGGGTCCTTACAGGGGCGGAGGGCTTTAATCAATGAGTTCCGTTCTAGTTGATTACATAAAAGACATCGGCACATCTATCGACCCTTACAATAGTGTGAGCGCAGGTATACCGCCAGCAGAACTACGTCATCAGACAGTTAAAGTCTATAGGAGTTCCTACAGAAGCGGATCCTGGGAACCTAGCACAGGCTACGCATGGATGCCCAACGGTTACGTTGACTATACTCCGGCTAGAGGCGACACACAGATTAGATTTACCATATCTCTGTCTTATGCGTTCATCAACGGACATTGTATCACCCACAACATATTCTATGCCGCGGGCACCGAAAGAGGGCGCCATAGTATTTCCGGACATCACTATGAACATAGACATACCTATGTTTGGCAAGTGGCCAGTTGGGGAGTTAGCAACCAACGTATAGGCTATCAGAGTCGAAATTACAGTGCCGGTAATAGAGCCCTGTTCCACGGAACAGGCTATTGGGACGGCGGTGGCAGTAACCAGGCTGCAGAAAGTTCAATCTTCATTGAGGAGTTTATAGTAATACCATGAGTACAGTTATTGTTGATAATCTGATATACTCCGAGGCAAATAGAGCCAATGAAATTATTCCTGTTGCTGACCTAGGTCACAGGATTGTAAAAACCTATAGAGCAACCTACACAGGCGGTCAATGGAACCCAGATACTAACTACAATAACGTGCCCGGGATGTATGTATCTTGGACCAACGTCGAACCGGGCAACAGGCTGAGGATATCATGTCACATTCCCTATGCTGGAATTAATGCGGCCCATGTTATTAGTCATTGGCAATTCGTCGGAGGACCGGGAGGTGTAGTCGGATCTCACAGTATTAGTGGGAATCATTTAGAAGATTTTGGGTGGTTCGTTTGGGACATAGCAGGATGGTATGGCACAAACTACGGGGTTGGTTACCAAATGCGAGCCTATGCCAACGATAACCACGAAAACAGAGTTTTTACAACAAGATATTGGGACGGTGGCGGCAGTAATCAAAATTGCTACGGACAAATGATCATAGAAGAATACAGGCCGGGAATTTATTGATATGCCAAATACACTAAACGTACCTTACATAAATGCGGCCACATACGACCTTACTGGTCGTGTTCCCATTAAAGATTTACGAATAAGAGTTATACAACACTATCAGGCCACTTATGCTAGCGAGTGGAATCCAGATAATAACTATAACTGGATTCCCGGGGCCTTCAGAGATATGACTCCTAGGCGTGCCGATAGTAGAATTCGATTCACTATGAGGATTCCGGTAGCCTGGGTAGCGGCCAGTCACGCTATTAGTCATTGGAAATTATTTGCTGATGGTCTAGAATATTTCCGTTGGTCAGTTAGTGGAACCCATCTTGAACGAGGAGATACATATGAATTCGAAGTTCCAAGCTGGGGCACATATTCAAGCAGAATAGGTCTACAAATGAGATCCTATGCCAACGATAACCACGAACTCAGAGCCTACACTACCTACTACTGGAATGGTACTGGACGAGTAGCAATTGGCGCACAAGGACAAATGATAGTACAGGAGATACTTAACTAATGGCGACCTTAACCGTATCAACTTTGAAAAATTCAGCAGGAACAGTAACCATTCCTGTAGCTGATCTACGAAACAGAACCATTCAGCACTATCAGTCAACCTACACCGGTGGTGAGTGGAATCCAAATAACAGCTACAATTGGATACCAGGCGGTTTTGTAGATTTTACTCCTAGGCGGGCCGATTCGAGAATAAGATTCATGTATAGAATACCTTATGCCTGGGTAGCGGCCAGCCATGTGATCAGCCATTGGAAATTTTATGTTAACGGTCAAGTTTACTTCTGGCACAATATGTCGGGCACACATATCGAAGATGGAAATACTCTAGTATGGGATTTTCCTACCTGGGGTACGACTAACGGACGAATAGGATACCAACACAGATCATACGCTGACGACAACCACGAGGTTAGAATAAACACAACCTACTATTGGGACGGTGGTGGCAGATCAGCACAAAATTGCTATAGTCAAATAATAATTGAAGAATATGTAGGTGGACAGGACGATCAATTCTTTACATCTGGCACAACCGAGCTGTTTAAGGCGCGGTAAATATAAAATAAGGAGACTAGGATGTCAACAGACGCAGTAGATTACGGTGAAGTAATGCATAAATTTTATGCTGGAAGACAGTATGGAGTTAGAGGACCAAACTATGAAGATATTACTTGGTTAGAAGATACCCCTATGCCCACTAGAGGAGAATTAGAAGCTCTATGGGAAGACATTAAAGAGTCAGTGGCTATAAAAAGAGTACACCAGGCAAGATCGATTCCAGGAAATTATCCGCATAAAGACGAGATGGTCGTAGCACTCTGGGAGATGATCGTTGAAAATCGACCAGAAGCGGCACAGGCATTACAGGCTAGAAGAGAAGCCATTAAATTACAATTTCCAAAACCAACCGAATAAATTAAATTATGGCTGGATACTTAAGATTTAATACGTTACAAAACTCTGCAGGTAATGTAGTCCTCCCTACCTATACGTTGAAAAGACGTATGGTACAGAGAATATCAATGATATGGAGGGGCGGGTTATGGAATCCAGGGAATAACTATCAAGAAATTCCTGGGAGCATGATCAGCATAACTCCATTTTATGATAACAGCCGAATTGTTTATACCTATATGTGTCCACTAGGGCATAGGGGAGCCGCACACAGTATCACTCATTGGATTTTTATGGTAAACGGTCAAGAGTATGCTAGGCACAATCGATCAGTTGACCATCAAGAATCGGGACACGTAATGCGATGGGAAGTCCCTAGCTGGGGCACTGACCGAGCAGGCGCCATCGGATATATGACTAGACAGTACGGTGATAGCACTCACAGCGTTCATTTTAATAGTCGCAGATACTTAGACGGTGGCGATAACAGTCAAGGAGTACCTGCTCAGGTTACTGTTGAAGAAATCGTTCCTAGTTACTATACAGGGAACTTTTAATATGACAGCCGAATTAGCAGTAGATAACATTTATAACGCCGCCGGAAGTACAGTTGCGTATACTTCGTATATGCAGCGTCGAGTGGTCCAGCGTGTTAGCTACGTACATAGATTAGGATATTGGTATCCGGATAATAACTACTACTGGCTTCCTGGAGGGTATCTTGACTTTACTCCTATTAGAAACGACACTAGGCTTCGTTGGAGTCTAAATTGTCCTATGATATGGTACGGTAGTGCCCACAACATCACACATCATATTTTTTATAGAGACGAAATTGAGTATGGTCGTCACAGTCGTAGCGGGCACCATACAGAAAATGCCAACACACAAACTTGGGATATCCCTACCTGGGGTGCCGGGCAAGTGGGCAGAGTTGGCTATAGAATTAGATCTTATGCTCAAGGAAATCACAGCGGTCATTTTTGGTTTACCCATTACTGGGACGGTGGACAGGTTAACTGGTCAACCCCCGGGCAGATTATTTGCGAAGAATATTTCCCCACTGTCTAATCTAGGATAATTATAGTTGACACTCTATCGTAAGGTGTGTTACTATATATCTATGAACCTATTCAAAAAAACACCAACTATTGAGTTTTTTACAGCAGAGTGGCCTGCTAGAAAGTATTACCCTATTCGTCCAGCAAGAGAATGTCTTCCTCCTCATTGGAAAGACATGCCCAGTGCTATACCATTAAGAGACTGGAAGATGGATTCTCCGAAAAAGTGTCCGGGTATTATTGATTGGATGACTGCTGGATATATTCTTTCAGCTTGGTCAGACATTGACGTTATACAAGATAAGCCCGGCGGCCCGAAAGCATGGTTACACAATGGAAGAGAACATTCTTCAGAACATCCGCCCGGTCAGTGTTTAAATCTTTTAGATCATAAAAGTCATCATCTAGGTACTATAAAACTTCCCGATGTTTGGATGATTAAAACCAGCCCAGGATGGAGCATCATGCTACAGCCCTTGTGGTATTGGAAAGACCAACCGTGGGAACAAATGCCCGGTATAATGCATACTGATTTTCATTCATGTGAAGTAAACATGAATATGGTATTAAAGACCAAGGAAAATTTTACCATTGCTGCCGGAACTCCACTTTGTCAAATAATTCCATTTAAGAGAGAAGACGTACATGGTGTTTCTAGAGCGATGAGAATGGAAGATGCCAAGAGACATCAAATCATGAACAAGATGTTTGAATGGACTAAGAATGGCTTTTCTAAATTCTATAGACAAAAAATAAATTATAACTTGGAAACTCGCGATACAGATTTAGAAGAATCTTTAAAATTTCCAATTGAAAGAGTATAAACAATGTCTGCACTTGAACTAATACCCGAGGAAACCTTTGGAGGACTCCTTGAAAAAAATAAAAGAATGTTACATCTAGGCGGTGACATTAAATTAAAAGAACTAACAGAACCGTCCGAGTATGTACGAATCGAAATTGACCAATTAGGAGATTTTCAAGATCTTCCTAAGGGATTTGATTATGTTGTAATAAGTGACGTTCTTGAATTGATAGACAATCCATTAGATCTAATAAAACACGTTAAAAATTTAGCAACTACTACTGTCATATATGAATTCAAGTACGAAGAAGAAGAATGGGTTTTAGATCCAGCGTGGAAAAAACCGTGGCTTACTGTAGGACTAGATTGGAACATCAGTAAGAACTTTGATTATATCAATGATATATTTTTAGGCTACGCAACTATTCATATTTGCAGTATGCCGTATAACGGTCCAGAGGACACATCACCAAATGATATTAAATAATCTCGCCATCGTAGGAGGCGGAACTAGTGGACTAGTTACTGCTCTAATACTTAGAAAAACACAACCCACATTACAAATTGACCTAATTGAATCTGACAAAATTGGAATCGTTGGTGTAGGTGAAGGCAGTACAGAACATTGGCAATCCTTTAGTCTACATTGCGACATCGACCTTTCAAGGATGATAAAGGAAACTGATGCTACCTTTAAGTATGGAATCAATTTTGATAATTGGCACGGAGACGGTACAAACTATATTCATTCTGTTTCTAGTTCCTTTAGTATGGAAAGCCAAACAGGTTCAAAAATGGTGTTTGCTCATTTGATCGCAAATGGCGCTACACCTAAAGATCTTATCCATCCTCATGTAGAATCAAGCCTACATCGAGCGCCTTACTGGAGCATTAACCAATTCCATTTTAACACATTTAAGTTAAACCAATTCCTTCATACGTTATGTGAGGAAAGAGGAATTAACATTATAAAGGCTGAAATAGATCAAGTTCATTTAACAGAAGATGGCGCTATTAAGAATCTTGTAGCGTCAGACGGCAGAACTTTTGACTATGACTTTTATATCGATTCTACAGGATTCCATAGATTACTGCTACATAAAACAATGGGTGTACCTTGGAAGAGTTATCAAAAGTATTTGCCGATGAACAGCGCCATTGCGTTCCCTACAGAGAGATTAGAAGAAATTCCCAGCTGGACATTGTCCAAGGCCATGAATTCAGGATGGCTGTGGCGCATTCCTACTCAAGAAAGATTTGGCAACGGATACGTGTTCAACGACAGCTTTATGGACTTTGACCAAGCACATCGAGAAGTAGAACAGCTATACGGACATCCAGTTGAAGTGGCAAAGAAAATTAAATTCGATGCTGGCTGTTTAGAAAAGTTCTGGGTTAAAAACTGTGCGGCCATAGGTCTAAGCAGTAGCTTTGTTGAACCTTTAGAAGCCAGTAGTATAGGAACTAGCATACAACAGGCATTTTTGCTTGCGTCATTGTTACCTTCTTACATTCCTGGAACTGAGTACTCGATGAAGAAATTTAACTCTGCTTCCAGCGCACTGGTAGAAAATATTTTAGATTTTGTGGCCTTACACTACATTACCAAGCGCGAAGACACAGACTTCTGGAAGTCAGTTAAGTTGTTACCCCGAACTGATTCTTTAGAGGAAAAATTAGAAATCTTTAAACATAAATTCCCCAGCGGTGGAGATTTTATGGATAGACGATTGATGTTCAAAGAATCAAATTGGATCATGGTGATGCATGCCCTTCATCTAATCCCTATAAGTGTAGCGAAGAGAGAGATGGCACTCCAGCCTGCCCACGTTAGAGATAACATGGAAGTAAACATAGAATACATGTTAGGTAGACATGACTATGAAGTAAAAGATTTTGTCAAACAAAGGGTAGCCTTACAATGGATCATAGACAATCCGGAACAACGATAAACAGTAAAGTAATAAGGCAAGGGCTAAATTGGGTAATTGTTACCCGAGTAGAAGACTTTACCTTAACTAACCAAGTGTTAGATAGTGCTTACGATTATAATTTTGCTCAATGGACTACCGCTAAAGGACAAAATTCCCAACAGCGGTATCTTACTAGACCTAATTGGTGGACTGGAGAAGGTCATTATGAGCCGGAAAACTTTGATTTACTCAAAGAACAATATAAAAAAATTGTTAGAAAAGAATTAGTACATCACGGGCTAATGCCTTTTTCATGGGCCAACCTCGATGTTCATTCAGCTTGGACTGTCAAAGGTGAAGAAGGTAGCTATCATACACTACACGAACATGGCTACGGAAAAATCAGTACGGTGACTTATCTCAAGGTGCCGCCGCCAAAACCTCCTAGCATGGATGGTGGAATATACCTAGTCATGCACGCCGATGGATTCAACGAAGTTTCTGGGCCCAATATGCGTGTATTGCCAATATATCCAGAAGAAGGAATGATGCTAATATTCCCCAGCTGGATACTACACGGAGTATACCCGCAAGGCCCGGGCACTCGACAAACAATTAGCTTTGATTTTAAACAAGGTTGACATCTGGTAAAATCTCTGCTATAATATAGCAATAAGGAGATTAATGATGCCATGGATTGAAAACGTAGCCGCAGATGACATCCCAAAAAGATTTCATCACGAAGCTGGCGAGAACAGTATGCTGATTAGTATTACCGACCCTGCCTCGTGGCGCCCTACTCCTGCCCACAAGTTCAAAGAGATTCATAATTTTGAATTTTTGGATGTAGAGGAAAAGGACGAAGTGCTGGAAGAAGCTATGAAGTGTAGTCACGAAGATGCGGCTAAACTTGTGGCTCTTTTACAACACGCTCTTGACAACAGGATGAATGTCGTGGTACATTGCTTTGCTGGCGTTTGTCGTAGTGGAGCAGTCTGCGAAGTTGGTGTTATGCTGGGATTTGAAGATACAGGACGTTTCCGTAGTCCAAATCTATTAGTCAAGCATCGCATGATGAAAGCATTGGGTTGGACTTACGACTCAGACGAAAAGCCCAACATTGACGATTGGCGTACATTTAGGAGTATAGATTAATGCCAAAGTGTTATCAACTAATCGGAGTCCCGGGTAGTGGAAAAAGTACCTGGGTTTCTGAACAAGAATGGGCACTGGGCTTGACTATAGTTTCTACAGATGCGTTTGTGGAAGATTATGCTAAGGCACAAGGTAAGACTTATTCAGAAGTGTTTACAGATTACATGCCCACAGCAGTTAACCTAATGGCTGAACAAGTTGTATTCGCACGTGAACACGGGCATGATATTATTTGGGATCAAACCAGTACCACAATAGCAAGCCGAGCTCGTAAGTTCCGTATGTTGCCCAACTATGAACATATTGCTGTGGTGTTTAAGACTCCTGAGCACACAGAACTCATGCGACGATTAATGAGCCGTCCTGGCAAAGAGATTCCGGATCATGTTATTGCCAGCATGATTGCCAGTTGGGAAGAACCAACTGAAGAAGAAGGATTCAAAGAAATTTGGATTGCTGGTTGACAGACTGGTAAAATCATGCTATAATAATGGCATGTATAAAGTAATAGGTAAAACAACAACATTCAATGTAATGACATTGGACGAAGCAATGCGAACAGCCAAAGCCATGAACGAGTTTGTGACTATCAAAAGCGCAGAATTCGAAATGGTAGGTATGTTTGGAGTAGACAGCATCAAGGACGGCCGGTGCCCAGATGGTGTTGCCTACGATTGGAACAAAGCGAGCCGCATTGGCCGCGTTAAAAAAGAAAGAAAGGAGTGAATTATGCCTAGTGTATTTTTAGTAAGCGACACTCACTTTGGGCACATGGGCGTGTGTAAGTTCACTCGCAACGATGGAGTCACAAAGTTGAGACCATGGGATAGTCCAGAAGAAATGGACGAAGACATGATCCGTATGTGGAACGAAACAGTTAAGCCCACAGATAAGGTCTACCATTTGGGAGATGTGGTCATTAACCGCAGATACTTGCCCACGTTAGCCCGTTTAAACGGCGACAAGGTTTTAATCCGCGGTAACCACGACATCTTCCGTGATGACGAGTACAGGTTGTACTTTAGAGAATTACGAGCATACCATGTTATGAACGGAATGATCTTAAGCCATATTCCATTACACTCGGACTCGATGGGACGCTTTGGTGTTAACATTCACGGTCACACTCATGCTAACCGCGTGAAGAAGGCTCGTGGCGTTGATGCTAGGACTGGAGAAGTTTTATACAGCGATGAGAACGATGTTCGTTATCATTGTGTTTGCGTAGAACAAACTGACTTCCGTCCAATCTTGTTCGAAGATGTGTTAAAGCGCATCGAAGAAGAAGGTGGCACAGTTGGGTTTAAGAACGGCAACGGACCTACAATGTAGGCTCTCATAGCTCTAGTGGTAGAGCGCATCCTTGGTAAGGATGAGGTCACTGGTTCGAATCCAGTTGGGAGCACCACATTCGGCCTTTGGTGAAATGGATATCATGCTTGTCTTCGAAACAAGTGGTGTGGGTTCGATTCCTGCAAGGCCGGCCAATCTCGCTGTAGTTCAATGGACAGAATAGGACACTCCTAACGTCTAGATACAGGTTCGATTCCTGTCGGCGGGACCAAGATATTTTGAATAACAAAGTTAAAAAAGATATTGACAAAGATGAAGATCTAATGTACAATATACACATGTTAAGAAATTAACAAACAGTTTTTAGGATCGGTTCAGCAACATTCATAATACTATGAATCGTTAGACCCTATGGTGTTAGATTGGAGTACAGAGGTTCGCCCGAGTACGTTGAAGAGCTAACATTGAAATAGACTAACAAGCTCAGAGTGATGGCCTGAGTAAAATAAAAGCAGTCAACAACGATCCTGTTGTTTTCTAGGATGAATTCAGCAACGTAAACTATAACTTAAGGCCTTCGGGCTAGTGCTAGTAGAATACTAGATAGTGCCTATAGAATGTAGGATAGTAGCCAGGATAGAATAAACTGGATAGACTCGTGGGGCTTGAACCGATATACTGGGGATGGGGGCGAGTCGATAATAAATTACTGTCCCGCTCATCCTGTTGTATAGGTTATATACAGCATTTTATTTTTTAAATTGTAACCTGAAAGGAAAGAAAAATGAACGCTTTTGTTGAAGCAGTTAAAAACCAAG